CATAGCGCGGCCCGCCGTCTGGGTCGGGGAGCCAGAACGGCCCCTCGATCGGCTGGACATAGCAGACGCACCCGAGGTCCCAGGGCACGTCAGCCAGGCCCACCATGACCTGCCGGATTCGCTCGGCTAGGTCCCTGGCGAGCTGCTTGGACTTGTGGCGGGCATCGACCTGGACGAAGTGGGCCAGGACCCACCCGGCGCGGTCCTGCTGGGTCGCGGCGTAGGCCCAGGAGGTCACGCCGCCCAGGTCCTTGAGCTGAGCCCAGACGTGGGCCTCCAGGTCAGGCTGGACCACCACGGGCATCATCGGGACCTCACCGCGGCGAGGGCCTTACCGAGCGGGGCGTCTGCCCTGCGGTGCCTGGTGCCGTACTCCACGAAGCGGGCATACGGAACGTCGGTGGTTACCAGGCTGGTGGCAGGGTCGCGGCCTGGCACGACACGCCAGCTCGCGGCCAGCCTGCCGGTCAGCCTGGGTGAGTTGGCCGAGGCAGCAGCAGCCACCTGGCTGGCGATGCCCGCAATGTCAGGCTGGACGCAGCGCCGGGGCGCTGACGGGTCGGTGATCACGAACTCCGCATCAGCCACGGGGGGCCTCCGTCGCGGTCATGGCCCAGCAGTCCAGATAGCCGCCCAGCTCGGGGTCCTTGATGTAGCGGACCTGAGACAGGACCCAGACCTGGCCCCTGATCACCGCCGCCATGCCCTCGGCGGGCTGGGCCTCGGGCGGCAGGTAGAGGTTGCCCGCGTTCGCTGCCCTCGGGCTGAACGGGCCAGCGCCGCCGCCCTCGGTGGCCCTGGGGTCCGAGGGGCCAGGGCTGAGCTGGAGATTGCCTGGCCCGGCCCAGCGCCAGCGCGGGTCCTCACGCGGGGGCAGCTCCCACCCGTGGGCGTCCGCGCCCGAGCTGGGCGCGTACAGCTCCACCTGGTCAGTTGCCAGCAGCACGGTCACAGCTCGACCTCCCACCTGTGCCGGTCCAGGTCCCGCCTGGCCTCAGCCATCGGGGACTCCAGCGGCACCGATACGGCGGTGGTGAACGAGCGGTGCCAGGTGGCGCGGGCCATCGCCAGGCCGTAGGACCCGCCTGGCAGGGCCGGGCTGTAGGACACCGATTGGGCGCCGGTGGCCACCTGGCTGACGGTGGGTGTCATCGGCAGGGTGGCCGCGTATGCCTCCCACTGGAGCGCGGCGCACAGGTGCGGGTCCAGCTCCCACCAGGCGTCAGCGATGGCCTGGGCCTGGTCCTGGGGCAGCCCTCCAGACGCGGGCGGGTCCAGGGGCGGTGCCCAGGACTCCCACGCTGGAGGGCTCCCAGGTGTAGTCATTTCTTGGCGCTCCGCTCAGCCGCGCCCGCGACCGGCCCGTGCGGGTGGTTCGTGTTCGTCCGGGTCGTGACGAGCCCGATCGAAGTGGTCAGGGCGGTATGCCAGCCGATGTGAGCCGCCATCTGGTCAGCGGCCACCAGCGCCCGGCACTCCGCGCAGGTCTCAGCAGGGCGGGCCATCGGTCAGTCCTTGGCTGCGCCGCGCTTGGTGGTGACCACTTCCGAATCGGGGCCTAGCGGGGCAATGGTGCTCAGGTTCATCCGGGCGAACGGGCGGGCACCAGCAGGGACACGCGGGGTCACTGGCCGCACGATCGCAGCCGCGAACCTGGCCCACACCTTGATGGGCGTCACGTTGTCTTGGAACCCGCTCACGATCACCGCGCCGTCAGCGTCGGCGATGACCGCGTTGGGGTCCATCGTGTACCTGATGTCTTGGCGGACCCCGATCATGAGGTAATTCCAGGCCCCGGTGATGAGGTCGGTGGTGATGCGCGGCCAGGAGGTATAGCTGGCTGGCAGGCCGTAGATTGAGGGCCTGGTCTCCTGATCGGCCTGGGTCACGCCCAGGAGGAGGGCTCCGGTGTCGTCGCGGACGCCCCGCAGCCTGCCCTTGACGGTCAGGTCTGCCGCGTGGCCAGTGACCCCGAGGCCCTGGGCCTCCACCAGGGACATGCCCTGGTTGATGGCGTCCACCGCATCGCTGCCAGCAGCTACAGCCTGGCTGAACGTGTTGGATACGATGCCCCCGGTCGGGTAGCTGGGCGGGGCACCAGTGCCGAAGATCACCGCGTCGTCCAGGGCCAGGCCGATGGCCTCAGCCAGGCGCGGCCTGACGAATCCCCAGATGTTGACCACCGCATCCTCTAGGTACTGGTCGGGGATCGCGGACACCGCCGCGACCTCCTCAGCCCGGAGGACCTGGGCCTCCAGCGCCAGCTCAGTGAACGGCTTGCGCCCGCCCGCTGCGTTGACGAATGAGGCCCTGGGCAGGGTCTTGGGGATCGGCAGCTCATTGATCTGGGTGCCCATCGGCACCAGGTTGGCGAGCTGGAGGACCGTGGAGTATTGGGCGGCCTCTTGGATGATCTGGGCCGCCATCTCGGTGGGGATTACCCCCGAGTAGTCGTAGTTAGGCGCGGCTGGCGGCATGGGAGGCCGCCTCCTCTCGACGTGACGAAGTTGGGACTGTCACGCCGCATTTGCGCGCCACCCTGCCCGCAGGGGGCCTCACGCCCGCCTGCTGGCCTGGCCTGGAATCACTCCTCGTGAAGCGCCCGGGTTCGGCTACCGGCTGTCTGCGGCCTCACGCCGTCAGGCATCGGGGTCAGGCTACGCCTGGGGCAGCTCGGGAGTCCAGCCAGCCGCCTGGAGGTCATCGGCCAGGAACCCGGCCGTGGTCAGGGTCGGCGGGTCGTTCCCGGTGAACCAGACCCGCACCACTGACCCGGCATGGGCCACCTGGGCGAACAGGTCATTGGCCGAGCTGGGCACCAGCTTGGTGGTCAGCCATGCCCGTTTGCTCCACTTGGCCACCTGCTCGATGAGGGCCGGGGAGTGGCAGGCCGGGCCGGTCGCGGTCACGATGACCTGCTGGCCGGCATAGGTCGGGGTGTACCAGGCGCAGCTCAGGGGCCTGGGGCTGGGCGCTGGAGTGGGCCTGGTGCTCGCTGTGGACGTGCCACAGGCCACCACCAGGAGGACCAGGGCTGGCAGGACCAGGCCCAGGCAGGCCAGCCTGAGCGCGTGGAGAACGCGACACAGGGCCGAGCAGTAGACCGACCCTGGGCGGGAGGGGCGGCGCAGGCAGGTCAGGCACAGGACCTCGGGCGGGTCCTCATCAGGGTGGTGGGCCACCCGGCTACCCTAGCGCCGCCTGATCTGCCGGATAAAGTCCGTCTCCGGTCCTGGGGCTGAGGGCTCGCGGGGACCTGGCGGAATGTAGCCAGGAGGAGGCGGCGGCGCGGGCACCACGGCTAGCTGCTCGACCAGGGCCGCGATGGCGGCGGCGTCGGGCTCCCCGTTCTTGCCCAGCAGCTTGGTCAGGTCCAGGGCTGCCAGGGCGGCGTCCGGGTTGGCGATGCGGCCTGCTGCCTTGGCCCTGAACTCGGCAGCAGCCAGCTTGAGGTTGGCCTCCTGGGTGGCCTCGGCGCGGCCTGCTGCCTTGGCCTCGGCCACGGCACGCTCCTGCTCGGTCATGGCCCCCTGCTGGGCCTTGGCCAGGTCTGCCTCCAGCCGCTTGGTCCGCTTGCGCTCATCGTCCAGGGTGGCCTGGAGCCGGGCCAGGTCCTCGGCGGTGGGTGCCCCGTTGCTGGGAGCTGGAGCTGGAGCTGGAGGAGGAGCTGGAGGAGCTGGAGCTGGAGCTGGAGGAGCTGGAGCTGGCGGCGCGGGGGCCGGGGGTGTGGTCATGGGTCCTCCTGACTAGGCGGCGGCTGGGGTTGGCTGGGGCTCAGGCTGGGGCTGGGGCGGGGGCTCGGGCTCGGGGGTGCCCTCGTTCAGCTCGTGCCACCGCTCGATTTCCTGCTGGGTCGCGCCCCACTTCTCCCACAGGACCTCATACGGGACCTTGAGCGTGGCCATCTTGACCAGGGCATCGACTAGCTGGCCCTCGGTCCTGGTCTCGAAGTCGGCCCAGATGACCTCAGCGGAGACATCGGCCGCGGCGGGTGACCCGATGAACTGGAGGCCCAGCCTGATGACCTCCTCCCAGTCCTCGCCCAGGTGGAGGGCACGCCGCCGCACCTTGGACACCAGGCCAGCCTCAGCCGCCTTGAGGGCATCGGCCGACAGGTTCGCCACGGTGCCCAGCAGGTAGTGGGCGGGGGTCTGGGTGATGGAGGCCAGCAGCTCGACATCTTGTTTCACGGCGTCCAGGTAGCCCTGGAGGTTGGATTCAGCGATGGACCCGAACCGGCCGTCTGGGTTCTCGTTGGTCAGCAGCCGGTTGGCCCCGATCTGGAATGGCCGGGACACCTTGGTCGTGTCGGTGCCGTCCTGGGCCTTGATGACCTCGCGGGCCACCTTGATGCCGGTCGCCCAGACCTGCCTGTTAGCGCCGTAGTCCACCGACACCGAGCGGTTAAACAGGGTGGTGTGGACCCGATCCTGTATCGGGATCACCGACAGCAGCTCGGACCTGGGCGGGCCGACCGTGCGGGGCTGGGGGGCCAGCTCGACCATGCCGACCACCCCGGCCGGGTTCGGCTCGACCTGGGGGCGGGCGCGGTTGGTGCCTGGCTCCCAGGTGACTATCTCGTCGGGGGTGATCAGGACCTCCGTGCGGCCTGACGTGGCCTCATCGGTCCAGCGCTTGTAACCGGCGCGGCGGCGGTGCCGGTTGCCCGGCTGGTAGAGGACCGTTGCCTGGAGGGCTGACTCAGGGCTGATGGTCACCCCCACGGGGCTGGACTCATCGGGCTGGACCAGCACGAAGCTGGAGCCCTGGGTCAGGGCATCGGTCTGGAGCATTTCGGCGTCGGCGTCCATCGAGTTGGCCTGCCAGATGGCCCAGGCTGCCCTGGAGTCCTCCTCGTTGCCGAACCGGAACCCCGTGACCTGGAGCCGTTCGGCCACTGCGTTGACCACCAGCTCCGCGAGGTTGGCCCTGGCCTCGGCCAGCAGCGCCCGGAAGGTGCGCCGCTCCTCCGTGTCCATCAGGGCGATAATCCCCGACTCGTCGTCGTAGTACGCCTGGTAGCCAGCCGCCACGGCAGCCTGCCGGTCCAGCTTGCGCTGGGCTGCTGCCCGCAGGGCCTCCAGCTCGGTCATGTCCATAAGGTCCTCCTCAGAACCCCGCCGCCGCGTAGTCCTCCTCGGGCGGCGCGGCCTGGTGCCGCAGCGCCCGATCCAAGGCCATCACGGCAGCTACCACGCTGTCGATCTTGTCGGCCGACCTGGCTTTA